CTCAAATGTCAGATATGCTTAACGAAAAGTTTGAGGAGTTTGCCAGTGAGCACGCCGCTGTTCTTGCTGAGGCTGGAGATCCAATGCCAACAGTAACCGCTGCTGTTCTCCCTGGTAATCAAGCTGCCTCAGGTCAGTCAAACACTGCTATCAACGCCAAGGCTTCTGCTGGTGAAGGCGCTACGGGTCATGCCGCTCCTCTTCAACCAGGAATTGCTATTGGTCAGAAAGCACCTGCTGAAGTTAACAGTGTAACCACCACTCCTCATGAGCATGATGAGGATGGCGATGAGAATCCTGGTGCTAAGGCTGCTGCTCCTATTTCGGGTGGTATCTCTGGTGAACCAAATCGTGGCGGTTCGAACACCGATCTTCCTAATGGCACTGCTCCAAAGTTTGGTGCTGAAATTGCCTACGGAACCAAAGAAGGTGGTCACGTAACATATCCTATCAAACCCAAGTTTGAGGATCTCGACGTATCTGCTGATGTCGCTGCTCTTACTGAGGGCACCGAACTATCTGAAGAATTTGCTACTAAAGCAAAAACAATCTTTGAAGCTGCTGTTAAGTCAAAACTTTCTGAAGAGTGGACAAAGCTTGAGGAACAGTTCCAAGCACAACTCACCGAGCAAGTCGAAGCTGTTAAGAAAGAACTTGCTGAAGAAGTTAACGGCACCGTCAACTACGCTGTCACTAAGTGGCTTGAGGAAAATCAAGTCGCTGTTGACCGTGGAATCAGAAATGAGATTACCGAAGACTTCATTAGCGGTCTGAAGAATCTCTTTGAATCACACTATATCTCAATCCCCGACGAGAAAGTAGACGTTCTCGAAGGAATGACTGAAGATCTTTGTAAGATGGAAGAACGCCTCAACGAACAGGTTAAGGCTAATATTGAACTTCAAAATCGTCTCAACGAATCTGCTAAGCAGATCATCGTGAAAGAAATTTCCGAAGGTCTAGTAGATACACAAAAAGACAAACTAGCATCCCTTGCTGAGGGAGTTGAGTTTACTTCTGAGGAGGAATTCTCGAAGAAACTCACCACTATCAAAGAGTCATACTTCCCTAAGGAAGGTGCTCCTAAGGTAGTTGCTGACGAAACTCCAGTGGAAACCGAGGAAGTATCACCAGCAATGGCAGCATACCTCCAGGCAATGAACCGCTGGAATAAGTGATAACCTAAATAATTCATATCCACATTTCCTAACAAAAAACTCGGAGAACGTAATGTTAAACGCACAACATCTCCAGGAAAAGTGGTCCCCTGTTCTTAACCATGGCGAAGCTCCTGAAATCCAGGATCGCTACAAGAGAGCAGTGACCTCTGTACTCCTGGAAAACCAAGAAAGAGCTCTTCGTGAAGAGCGCGGTATGCTCAACGAAGTTGCCGTCAACTCACTAGGTGCTGGCACTATTGCCCCCCCTGGTTCAGCCCTCGCTTCAGCTAACACCGCTGGTCTTGCTGGTTTCGACCCCGTTCTAATCAGCCTCGTCCGTCGTGCTATGCCTAACCTAATGGCATATGACGTTTGTGGTGTTCAACCTATGTCAGGTCCTTCAGGTCTCATCTTCGCTATGAGATCCCGCTATGAGAACCAGACTGGTGAAGAAGCACTATTCAACGAGCCCGATTCACAGTACACCGCTGGTCTCGACGCTACTGCTGGTGCTTATGATCCTGCTAGATCTGCTGCTGCTGCTGGTCAAGCTACCAACCCACTCGTAGGAACCAACCCTCTCCTCAACGATGGTGGTACTTATGAAGCCGTAACTGGTTTCAGCAGAGAGAATCTTGAGCAAGCTGGTGATGCTGGCAAACTGTTCCGTGAGATGTCATTCAGCATCGAGAAGACTTCTGTGACCGCTAAGTCCAGAGCTCTCAAAGCTGAGTACACTCTAGAACTCGCTCAAGACCTCAAGGCAATCCATGGTCTTGACGCTGAGCAAGAACTCGCTAACATCCTTTCTAGCGAAGTTCTCGCTGAGATCAACCGTGAAGTTGTTCGTCGTGTTTACAGCGTTGCTAAGTCTGGTGCTCAGAACAACGTTGCTAATCCTGGCATTTTCGACCTCGACGTTGACTCCAACGGTCGTTGGTCGGTTGAGAAGTTCAAAGGTCTTCTCTTCCAAATCGAGCGTGACGCTAACGCTATCGCCCAAGACACTCGTAGAGGAAAGGGCAACTTCCT